ATTTTGGGTTAATGAATTTTGGCAGGGTGTTAAAATAGATAAGGATATTTATTTAGCAATGAGACCTAGAAAAATACAATATAACAGTTTATCAAATCCTTCAAAATGTCATCCAGGGGTAGTTGGTGAAATATACAATACTGGACAGGGAAGAGCTGTATCATTAATTGATAGAATGAAACAATATCAATATTTATATGATGTCATATGGGATCGTTTAAATACAGCTATAGCTAAAAACTTAGGTAAGATACTATTATTAGATATTAGCACGGTACCTGATGGATGGGATCCTGCTAAATGGTTACACTATGCAAGTTCTATAGGTATAGGATTTATGGATGGATTTAAAGAAGGATCTAAAGGTGCTGCTATGGGCAAGTTGGCAGGTGCTACAAATGGCTCTAATACACGAGCTATTGATTTAGAAACAGGTAATTATATTCAACAACACATTTCTCTTTTAGATTTTATAAAAATGGAAATGGGAACTGTTGGTGGTATATCTAATCAAAGAGAAGGAAATGTTTCAAATAGAGAAACTGTTGGTGGTGTAGAACGTTCAGTGAATCAATCGAGTCATATTACAGAATGGTGGTTTAGTAAACACGAAGACTTTAAAAAACGAGTATTATCTGTATTTTTAGATACAGCTAAACATGCATTAAAAAATAATAAAAAAATTATACAATACATTTCAGATGATCTAACTCAATTATCGTTAGAGGTAGATGGTGATGACATTCGTTCTTGTGATTTTGATATACAAATAGTTTCTTCCACTAATATTAGAGAATTGAAACAAAAATTAGATATGATGGTACAAGCCTTTATGCAAAATGGAGGTTCTTTTAGAACTGTATTGGATTTATATACTTCTAATTCTATTGCTGATATTAGAAAGAAAATTGAAAATGCTGAAGATGAAAAGAATGAACGCGATGCTAAAGCTCAAGAAGAACAATCTAAACAATTTCAAGCAAATCTTGAACAACAACAAGCTGCCTTTGAATCTGAACAAAATCTTAAAAAATACGAGATTGACGAAAATAATAAAACTAAATTAAAAATACGTGAAGTAGATGCTATTCAAAATCAAATGGATAATGTATATGAAGATTTAAATAGAAATCATAAAATGGATGATTTTGAAAAAGATTGGATTGAAATTGATAGAATGAAAGTAGCTGGAGAATTAGAAAATAAAAAATTACAACTCTTAAATGAAATGAAAATTCGTGATAAAGAAATGAAACAAGAGTATGATTTAAAAATAAAAGAATTAGAATCAAAGGAAAAAATAGCAAAAACTAAAAAGATAATTTCGAGTAAATAATATTTTAATTGTTATAAAAACAAAATACAATTAATATTCAGAATACTACATATTGTTTATTAGGCTAATTTAATAAGCATTGATTTACTTGATTTTAGAAAAAAATAAATATATATTTGTAAAATAAATTTTAGAATGGGAGAAGAATTTGGATTAAGTATGGACTTACTGTCAGATACAGTAGATTTAGAAGAAGTTTTTGATTTTGACGATAGTGAATCTCAAAAAGAAGAATTAGAACAAGACAATAATGATCTTGATGTAGAAAATAATACAAACCATGTTGAAGGGGGTGCAGATTCTCTAGAGAAAGTAGACGAGGTTGAGGATAACGAGGAGGAAGATTATGACTTCAGTAATGATCAAAAAAAGTCTTCTCCCAGCTTATACAGTCCTTTAGCTAAAGTCTTACACGAACAAGGTGTACTTCCTTCTGCGGATCCTGATAGTATTAAAAATATTAAAGACGTTGATTCTTTTGTAGAATTAATTAAAAAAGAAATAGAAGTACAAACGAAAGAACAACTTGAACAAGTTAAAAAAGAAGTCGTAACTGAAGATTTTAAAAAACGAGAGACAGTAAAAGCACAACTAGAAAAAGTTACTGATAATATTTTAGCTAAAGACAAGAATGTAGCATCTCAATTAATATATCAAGATTTTATTAATAAAGGTTATACCGAAGAGAAAGCAAAAAAATATACTGAAAGAAGTATTTTATCTGAAGATTGGGTTGATGATGCTAAAGATGCAAAACAAAGTATTTTAGATAGAATCACTGAAGTTGAAGAAGAAGAAGCTGAAGAGCGTGAATTAGAAATAACACGAAGAAAAGAAGAAGCTAAAAAAGAAACAGATTTAATTAAATCTAAAGTATTTGATACTAGTGAAGTTTTAAAAGGTATTCCAATATCTAAAACAGCTAAAGATCAAATTTTTAATACAATTACAAAACCAGTTAGTAAAAATCCTAATACTGGTGAAGCTGAAAATGAAATTATGAAATATAGGAGAGAAAATCCTGTTGATTTTGTTTATAATTTAGCATATACATATACAGTTACAAAAGGATTTAAAGATTGGGATTATTTTAAAACAAAAGGTAGGTCTAGTTCGATTTTAGAATTAGAAAATAATTTAAGAAAAAATAATTTTTCAATTGATAGTGGTAATGAACCATCGTTTGTAGATAATGAACAAAATTCATTAGATTTATCAGGTTGGGATTTAAACATACAATAATAAATAATAATTAAACATAAATAAAACAAAATGGCAATAAGTAAATTTGTTACATACAAAGGAAAATATTGGGCAGGTCTAACTACTAAGAATCACTTAGGTAGGATTTTCCAATTACAACCACAAAAAGCATCTCAAATTGTAGGTGTGTTATTACAGACTGCAGGTATGCGAAATATCGATACGGTATTAAGTAAATTACCTATTAAATATTTAGACGATGAGGGTGATTTTACATGGAAGCTTGTAGGTTCATTTGAAAGAACGATTCCTTTAATTGAAGCAAGATGGAATGGAGATATAGTTTTAGATACTACTGAAAATGTAGGAGCTCAAAGAACTGTTGTAGAATTAATTTTTGGTGAGAGATATTTTTCAGATGTACAGGTTATATCAGGTGAAAAACCAGATATCTATCAATTCAGAATTTTAGGAGATCCTTATGAAGAAGCTATTAATAGATATGTATATCAAGTTGAAATATGGGGTGGTGATTTAACTAAAGACGGTATTCCAGGATATGAATTATTACCTGGTCATAGATTTAGTATTGAAGGTTCTCCTGTAGAATCAACCATGTCTATTAAAGGTTCTGATATCGAATTCTCATCTCCATTTGAAATGAAGAATACTACTTCAAGATTAAGAATTGAACATAAGGTTCCTGGTAATATGTTAACTGTTAGTCCTAATACAGATATTTGTTATTCTAAAATAGAAATTGTAGATCCTTCTAATCCTAGAACAACTAAAACATTTACTACTTGGATGCAAGAAGTATTCTGGAGAATTGAGCAAAGAGTTTCTCGTTTGAAAGCTTTAGGTACTATGTTCGGTATTTCAAATAGAAGTTTAAATGGTGATTTCTTAAATGAAGGTAAATCAGGTTTCGTTATTGAAGGTGGATCTGGTATTAGAGAACAAATGGAAGTTGCGAATGTTATACCTTACAATAATTTCTCATTAAGCATGTTGGAAGATATGTTACATGAATTATCTGAAGGTAAATTAGAAATGGATGAAAGAAAGTTTGTTATTAGAACAGGTGAACGTGGAGCAAAACAATTTCATCAAGCAGTAAATACATTAGGTGTAGCTTGGACTCCATATCAATCAACAAATAATCCAGCATCTATTCAAAAAACATCTTCTCCTTTACATCCTAATGCTTTAAAAGGTGGTTATCAGTTTACTGAATGGGTGTTTGCAAATAATATTCATGTAATGGTTGAAGTAGATCCAATGTATGACGATAAAGTTAGAAATAAAATTTTACATCCGTCAGGTGGTGTAGCTGAATCATATAGATACGATATTTTATATATGGGACCAGAAAGAGAACCTAATATTCAAAAAGTATCTGTAAAAGGTATGGAAGATATTAGAGGTTATCAATGGGGTTTCAGAAATCCATTTACAGGACAAGTTGGTAATATGGATATGGGTAGAATGGAAGATTCTGCAACTATCACTGTGTATGGAGTATTTGGAGCTATGGTTAAAGATCCAACAAGAACTGCATCTTATATTCCTACAATCTTATTTTATTAAGATATTAAATTAAAATAAACAAGGTTTTCCTACTTGTACCTTAATCAAGTAGGTCTTTTTAAAGAATAAAATTTTATACAATGGGAGAAATAAATAAAGGTTTTACTTTACCTCAAAAAAAAGTTACAGTAAAATTTATAAAACGAAACAAAGGTATCGCAGCTAATGTGTCAGAAAATCATATGATATCTGGTGGTTTAATGGAAGGTGCAAAAAGACAATTTCCAGTATGTCCACTTAGAGATGGTAGAAGTTTAAAAAACCCTTTTACGGTTGAAGAAAAAGAAGGTTTAGAAAAAATAGTAGGTTTTGATTTATCTATTTATGGAGATTATATGAAAAAATATTATACTCCCTCATTATTCAAAACAGACAATTACTTAGACTTATCAGAACCAGATGGTTATATTGCATATAAAGTATTGCTAACATGGTCAGATGTAATTGCATCAAGCTTAGAAGAAAAAGAGAGATCTAATAAACCAACATATCAGTTTGTAATTGTAGAAGAGGGTGATACTGAAAAAGTTAAAGGTAAAAAGGCATCTTTAAAAAATAGAGCTTGGAAATTGTATAATAAATATGAATCTGATAAAAATACATTAAAAGCGATTATACTTCAAATGTTAGGTAAAAGAGTTGGTGAAAATGCTGATTTAGATTTTTTACAAGATGAAGTTCAAGTTTTAGTTGAAGAAAGAACTAGTGATTTTATAAATTTATTAGAAGATGTTAATTTTGAAACAATATGTTTAATAAATCAAGCAATTCAAGTTGGAGCTATTAAAAAAGATAAAGAAAAATATCACACGGTAGAAGGTGTTGAATTATGGGAAAAAGGAAATTTACCAAGTTTATCAGCAACAGTGTCTTATTTAAATAATCCTTTAAATATAGAATTAAAAGATATATTAGAAGCGAGAATTAATAACGCAACTAAAAAGAAAAAATAATGACATTATCTGAATTTAATAATGAATTTGATTTAAGATATGATAATATAGCATCTAAAGGAGCACCTGGTTTAAATAATTATGAAAAATCAGTTTATTTAACAAGAGCTCAATTAGAATTAATTAAAAATAACGATGATTTATTAAATAAATATCAAAAAACTTTTGAAGGTAATGAAAAAAGACGTGTTGATTTAAAAGGTATATTAAGAGAAAAATCTTTAAACCCTACAAGTACTATTGTAAATAAAACATCACCTAAATTTAGATCTACTTTTTTTGATTTACCATCAGATGTATTTTTAATAAAATTTGAAAAAGCTTATTTAGACCCTTATTGTTTAAACGAAGTTGAAGTGATTCCTTTAAATCATGATGAAATTCATGAAAAATTAAAAAATCCTTTTCGAGAACCAAATAATAATAGATGTTATAGAATTGATACTAGATTAAATAAAGTTGAAATTGTAAATAAAATTAGAATAGAATCATATTTTATTAAATATTTAAAATATCCAGAACCAATTATACTAGTAGATTTAATTACAGATTCTGAATTACAAGGTTTAAATTTAAGTATTGATGGAAAAACAGGTCCATCTGAATCAGAATTAGATAAAGAAATACATCCTGAAATAATTGATAGGGCAGTTCAACTTGCAACATTAGATTACAGAGAAAGTTCATTACAAAATAAAGTACAAATAAATAATAATAATAATTAAAATAATAAAAATAAACAAATGAGTGTTACATTACCATTTCAAAGAGGAAAACTATTAATAGGTAAAGCTCTTTCAACAGAAGTAAGTACAAAAGACTTTTTAGATAATGCAATAGCATTAGATGTAGCTGTCTTAGGTGCTGATGGTGGAGATATTGCATTAAATAAACCTTTTTACGTTGCACAAAAAAACGACGGATCTAGAGGTGAAAATTATAGCGAAAAAATAAATCCAAAAGCAATAGATCGAATTACAGCTTTTAAATATACACCTGAATTAGGTAAAATTGTAAAAGTTACAGGCTTTAGTGGAACTCCTATTAATAATGCTACTTATAGAATTGCCATTAGATTATATGATGGTATTCAATCACCTGAAAATTTTAGACATATATTCGGATTTGTAGTTGTTACAAATGCTTCAACTACATACCAAGATATATTATCAGAAATGGAAGCTAACTTAAAAAAAGCTGTAAGTAAAGAAGGACTTGGTTCACAATTTCAAATTTCAAGTAATTATGATTTAGATCCATTATTGAGTTATATTGAAATTGTAGGATTAATTCAACCTTTTATTCAAGCTAAAAATGAAGGTGATCCTGTATATTTTGATGTTGAAACATCTGTTATAGATAATTGTTACAAACAAGACTGTGCGAGTTCTGTGTATGATGTATTAGACGTTGAAATTAGTCAAAACGTTAATCCAGGAACTGGGACATATAAAGCAATGCGTAATACAGAGTGGTTCTTTAATGGCTGGAATAATGGAGATTATTCAAGAGAAGTTGGTTTCCCTTCATCTTTTGATGGTGAATTTTGGACTCAATCTGGAAAAACATACAATACTGTTATTATTCATTATCATCAAGATCGTGATTATGTTAATATTGAAAGACAAAAACGAAGTTTGTTTTTAGGATTTGAAGAAGCACCTGGTACTTTTGTAGTAGCCAATGCAGTTTTAGCAAAACTTAGAACTGTTACAGGATTAACAATCTTAGAACTTCCAGATTTAGTGTAAGTATAAAAATAAAACAACTAATAAAATAAGGGAATTGTTACTTGACTTTTCCCTTATTTTATATTATATTTGTAAATTATGATTTGTTTCAATATATTAAGTATATCTTCAGATAAGACAAAAATCAACGTTTCAGTACAAACTGATATTGATAGTGTATTTACATCATTAAAATTCTGGAATAAAAATACATTTAAAGACGAATCTAAATGTATTCAATTAAATTCTAAATTCATACAAGATTCTAATAAAGAAGTCTTTACAATAAATACAAGTGATGTAAACATTGAAGGTGATGTATTTAACGGTATATTCTTCCTAGAATTCGGTATATGTAATTCTGTAGATGATTGTATTGATAAAAAAAGACTAGGTGTTGTAGTAAACTTAATGGAATATTATGATTGTCTTTTAAGTAAAATACTTGAAAAAAATCCTTGTGATACAAAAGTTGATGATAATATTTTAAATATAAATCAAACACTAGAAGGAGTTAAATTAGGATTACAATTAGGTTATTATGATGAAGTTTTTAATTTAATAAAATCATTAGATACTTTATGTAAAAATAATATTTGTATATCATGTAAATCAGCATGTACAAAATGTAATGAGTTTTCAAATAAAACACTAATAAATACTACATACATAAATAATGAATTATTATAATGAATATTCAAGAAGCAAATACAATAATAGGTACACTAACTAGAGAATATAAAGGTGCTATCATTTATGGTAAATTAGATTTAAAATCATTAAATTATTTAAATATTATTTATAAATTAAAAGATTTTTGTGAATATATTAATAATTTTGATAATTTAAAAAAACTAAAAGAAATAGAGTTAAATCTTAAAAGTAAAAATAAAAATATATGTAATTATAAATCAATTCAAAATAATTATATTGATATATATAATATAATAAATGAAAATGATATTAATTATAATTTAATACAAGAAAATATATATGAATAATCCATGTAATAGTGGTTGTAATGATAATACACCTATAACACCAATAACTCCTTGTCCAACATTATCTGGATGTGGTACCTGTACTATATCTTATAATGAATTTTGTAATATAATTCAAGAATTACAAATGTCTTTTGATAAATGTAAAGTACCAAAAGCATCTGATTATCAAAGATTAATTTTAGCATTACAACAAGTATTAACTTGTATGAATATTAAAAATATAGGTGCTGGTGATTTTTTATTTAAAGATAGAGATGGATTTACGTTTAATTTTAAATCGTTATTAGAAAATTCAGAAATTAAAATTGATTCTTTACCAAACGAATTAAGTTTGTCCGTAGGAAAAATTAATGAAAATAAAATATTTTTAAATAAAACATATAGTATAACAATACCTCCTCAAAATCCAGGAGATCCTACAAACGTTATTATACTTGGTTCAATAGGAGATTCTTTAGAAAAATTACATGATAATTTAAATAATCTTTTTGCTAATATTATAACAAATTCTACATTAAATGTTGTATATAATCCAGAATTTAAATATTATAAAGAAACATTTGATTTAAGTAACCCTGAATCAACAATACCTAATCCAGGTGAAGTACACATAGGGTCTTATAATACAGATATGGGTGGAAATCCAATTAAAGTTTCAAAAACTCATATAGAAATGGGTACTAAGTCTGATCCATTTGGTGGATCTTCTTACTCAGGTTTAAGTTTAATATCTGGTAGTATTTCTTTAATTGCAAATGATAATATGTTTGGATATGGTTATGTTGAAATTGACACTACTAGTAACTATAATATGAATATTGGTCATTCTAACAGTCTAACATTAGAAGTTAATAATTATAATGCAAATATAGCTTTAGGTGGTAATGATATAACAATATATTCGCAAAATATTACATTAAATCCTAAAACAATTAATGATTATATTATACTACAAAACTACTATTTAAAACCTTATAGTACTACAAATAACCCTAAAGTACTTGCTGTTGATGATTTAAACAAATTAGTAGTTGTATCTGTACCAACAACAATAGATATAACAAATCTTCAAAATCAAATAGATGTACATACATTACAAATAAATACATTAAATAGTAATATAACTACATTACAGACAAATGTATCCAACCTAACAACAAATGTATCTAATATTCAAAGTGATATTAATACTATAAACAATCAGATAACAAATCTTCAATCTGCGACAGCATTACAATATTCTACTATAAGTTCTGATTATACATTAACAGATTCTGATAATAATAAAATTATTTTAGTAAATAATTCTACAAATGTTAGTATAACAATTTCTAATACATTATCAGATAAATTTACTTGTTATATAAAACAAATAGGAACTAGCGGGGATGTTACATTATTAAATTATACAATAAAACCATTTGATAAACAAAATATTATATCAGGTCAGGGTTATAATTGTTTAGTTGAAGTATTAAATGGAAATAGATTTATATCAGGAGATTTAAAAATATAAAATGAGAAGACCACAATTAAACATATACGGTACTGGTAGTAATATTATTACAAATAATAGTAGTCCTACTGTAGATATAGAATGGAGTAATTCATTAACTATAGAAGATAGATTTTGTAGTAGTGGTGTTTGTGGTTATCTTATTAAAGTAAATGCAAATGATATTGATGGTGATACATTAATAAAACAAGTTTTAATAAGTACTGATTTTGGATTGACATGGAATTCATATATATCAAATTTAATAGGTATTTCAATTTTTGGAGATTCAATAAATAGCATAGGTAGTAAATGGTATCAAGTTAGAGTATCAGATAGTATAAATCCTGATGTATATTCTAATATATTAAAATATTCCTACAATGGTTCATATCCGTTACAATATTTTTATTATGAGGGAATTTGGAGTTGTCCTGATAATATACACGATCCTGAAATTAATGCATGGGTTGATTATATAGACGAAAATGGAAATCAACAAAGAGAAATTATAGGATGTGCTGAAAATGGATGTGTAGAATTAATTGCAAATAGTATTGTAAATACTAATGGAGTTTCTATTTGTAGTCCTGTTGTAATAAGTCCTCTATTGTCTTTAAATGGTCTTTTAGTTACTTGTTCTAATAATGAAATTGGATCTGTAACAATAAATTCTAATAAAAAATTACAAATTAAAATGATAAGATATAGTGGTACAGGAACTACAACCTATAGTGCTACTATTGATACAATAAATATTACAGGTTCTGTTGCATTACCAGGTCAAGAATTAACTTTTGTAAGTTCTGGTATTTTAACTCCAGGTACATATAGTTTTAATTTTACAGCGTTTGATTGTTCTATGAATAGTGGTCAAGTTAGAATTTATCTAATAGATCCATAATAAAATGATAACAATAAATACTATTGATAATACTAGATTTTCTTATAATGGAAATATTTTTCATAAAGCAAATTATAATATAGGAAATCAGTTTGATAAAATTTGTATATTAAAACCTCTAAAGATAGATCGTTATTTTATACCTTTTACTATATTATCTGAATGGAATATCGATGGTATTATATATACAGATAGTCATTTAATTATAGAAAAATTAAAAGATACTATTTTATATACAAAAGATTCATTAATAGAAGTAAATGAAAATTTAGAAAATTTAAATAATACGATAAATACAAATTTAAATATTGATTTAAATCCTATAAATAACACTCTTATAAATATTAATAACACACTAGATGATATTGATAATACATTAGGGGATATCAATAATACATTAATTAACAATAATTTATAAAAAAATAATATTATAAAATGATTATAATAAAAACAATAGATAGTAATTCTTTTGAATATAACGCAAATATATTCCCAAAAGAATCTTGCTACATTCAAAGATCTGGTTCTAAGATAGGTTTATTAAAATTTGATGGTATAAATCAATTTTTAATACCTTTAAGAGATGTGTCTGAATGGGATATTGATGGATCAACTTTTACAGATCCTATTGCTTTAGTTTTAATATTAAAGGATATTGTATATGGAGGAGGCTCTTCTGTTAACTTAACACCAATTATAACGAAACTTGACGAAGTTATTGATGCTATAAATACACCTACATTAGAAGATATAGAGAATATGATAGACCCTCTTGGAGTGTTTGTGATTAAAAACACTTATTCAGACGGCACTGTGACATATACGCTTCAAGATGGTTCGACTTATTTGGGTGATACTACTTTGCTTTTGCCTTATGAAAATAAAACACAAGAATTAATTGAAAAAACCATTGAAAAACCTTTAATTCCTATTGATTTTAAATTGTTAGCAGGAACTTATACCAATGCTAATATTTTATCAGGGAAATATTCAGGTTCGGAAACTAAAATTCACTCTATACAAATATTAAGTGAAGATGTAGATGCTTTTAGTTTAGATGTAGTAGGAGATTTAGAAATAATTACAGATGAAAGTTCACAAACGTTAAGAGCTGTTAAAAATGCAGAATTACCTCCTTTTACATTGGTTGTAAATACTGGTTTCGAGGTTATTATAAACATAGAATTATTAACAATTTAATTATATAAAAATGAGTTCAGAAAATTCAGGGTCGTTAAATTCGACAAAAAATTTAGAAAAAAAATTAACAAACGATACGTTAGTTGAAGAGTTGTTGATTGAAGTTTCAGGAGGCGTAGCTGGAAAAACATTTGCTACACCTGATGATATTTTAGCAGAAGCTGTATTGCAAGGTTATGCAGGAACAGAAGATAGTGTTTCATTTATGAAAACATATTCAAGTTCATCTAATACAGTAGCAAATCCTTTTACAGTTGCAACAGCAGGTTTACCAGCAGTTACATTTGTTGAAGGAGAAAGTTATAGTGTTGGTAATGAAACAAAAGATGCAGGAGGAGATGTTGTTGCATTAGGTTCTATATCAGTAGTTGTAGCACCAACAGCAGTAGTTAAATTCTACATTAACGTATTTACAGCTTAAAAAGAGTATAAGGTATTAGGTAGGTTCGATTCTTACCTACTCACAAAATTTAAAAAATGAAGAAATTAATATTAATTTTATTTTTGATAATCGGTTTAAAATTATACGCTCAACCGACAAATTCAGGTACATTAAATGCAGATTGGAGCTTAACGGGAAATTCTATATCAGCTAATAAATGGCTCGGTACTAAAAATGCTTTTCCTATTATTTTTAAGACAAATAATATAGAAGCTATGCGTATATTGAATACAAATCAATATGTAGGGATTAATAATTCAGCCCCAACTGCAAACTTGCACACAAACGGTACTTTAAGATTTCAAGGACTTGGTACTAATTTAGTAAATACCAATATATTATCAACCGATATTTTAGGTAATGTAACCACACGAACCATAGCATCAATAGGCACAGCTATTCGTATGCCAATAAGTAGTTTAAACGCTGCGGTTATTACAAATACAATAGATAATGGTATATGGGCGCAAAGGTGGAATTGGAACACCATAACTACAGGCAATGCGCTTACAATGGGTTCAACGAGCATGACAACAGGCTCGATGCTATCTCTTATAGCTGGTAATGCTAATCTAAACTCAACAAATGGATTTTTCAGAGTTGCAAATACATCAGCACCCGTAACACCAACAGGAACATTTGTAAGATTTCAACCGAACAGTACGGCAGGAAGTGGTTTGACATTGCTAAATAGTGGTAGGGTAGGGCTTGGAACTTTAACACCAAATTGTGAGCTTCAGTTAGGGCAAAGTGCATCAAATAGAAAAATAGTTTTGTTTGAGGGCACTAATAACGACCATCAATTTTATGGTTTTGGCATAAACACTTCGACACTTCGTTATCAAGTCGATAATATTGGTGCTGACCACATTTGGTATGCAGGAACAAGTGCAACAACTTCAAATGAATTAATGCGTATAAAAGGAAATGGTAGGTTAGGAATAGGCACAACAAATCCGTCAGAGAAATTAGATGTAGCAGGTAACGCAAGAATAAGTGCTATGCCGAATGCGTTTGGAAATGCTACATATACTAATTTTGTTGTAAACAAAGCAGATGGCACACTTGGTACTATATCAGAGGTTAATGCTAATTTTTGGAGAGTTGGTGGGAATACATTAGCAACTGCTGGAACTGGGTCATTGGGTACTATCAGTAATACAGATTTAAGAATCATTCAAAATAATATTCCATTTATAAGAAAAGAGAATACTACTGTACTTACAGGTGGAACTTCAATACAAATAATAAATACTACAAGTGGTGCTAGTTCAATAGGCACTCAAATAATTAATAATTCAACAGTCGCAGGAAATTACAATCTAATTGTACAAGGTGGATTGAATAGTAGGGTTGATTTTATGACTGATGGGAGAGTATATTTTAGAGGAAATTCAGTTGTGTCTCCAGTGGGATGGTCGGGTACTTATATGTTTGCAGGAGCTACTGGTTATACAAATTTAGCACATTTTAAAGGTACGGCAAGTAATGATGTAATGGTACTTAAAGATGCAGGTAATGTAGGTATAGGTACAACAAATCCAATAACGACTCTACAAGTCAATGGAGGGTTAGCATTAAAATCAGTTAGAGTAGCAACAGCAGGATATACCGCTTTAATTACAGACTACACGATACATTTAGTGGCTGGTGCGAGTGGCACTATTACCATACCATCGGCTGGAAGTTCAAATGGAAGGATAATATTGTTTGCAAATGATAGTGGAACGGGAGTAAACACTTCAATTGCGTACAGACAAACAAGTGGTGTAACTACAAATAGTATTAACGGCAATCAAAGAGTAACTATTCAATCAGACGGTACA